ATCCAACAGCAGCAGGCCGCGGAACTGGCGCGCGTTCAGGGTATCAGTGTTGAAGAAGCGGCACGGGTGCAACAACAGCAGGCAGCCGAAATCGCACGGGTGCAAGGAATCAGTATCGAAGAAGCGGCACGGGTCCAAGCCGCGCAGGCCGCAGAACAGTCTCGGGTTCAAGGAGCACGGGCACAAGAGTTCGCCCGGGCGCAAGGCATCGGTATCGAAGAAGCCGCCCGGGTGCAGCAGCAGATCGCAGACGACCGGTTCCGCGTACAATCGGCCAACGCTGAAGAGTTCGCGCGTATCCAGCAACAGCAGGCAGCTGAACTTGCCAGAGTGCAGGGTATCAGCATTGAAGAAGCCGCCCGGGTTCAGGCCGCACAGGCGGCTGAACTGGCCCGCGTGCAGGGCATTTCGGTCGAAGAAGCCGCCCGGGTTCAAGCCGCTAACGCCGCCGAACGCGCCCGTGTGGAAGCTGCGCAAGCAGACGAGAACGCCCGTATCCGGGACCAGCAACTTGCGGCACTGGGCTTCAGCAGCGAACAGGCACAGCAGCTTGCCAACCTCGGCGAGATGGCCCGTGCAGGCGACATTCAGTCGGCACAGCTTCTCGAAACCATCGGTCAGCAGCTCGAAGCGCGTCAACAGCGTGGTCAGGACCTCGCGTATCAAGACTTCCTTGCACAGCGCGACTTCCCGAAAGAACAGCTGAACTACATGAACATGATTATGCGCGGGGTGCCGGTCACGCCGGACACGACGCAGACGCTGTCTGTGCCGTATAACCCGATGCAGCAGCTACTCGGTGCCGGTCTCGGTGCGGTCGGTCTCTATAGGGGTCTCACAGCATGATGAACGTACTGCAGCTTCAGGAGCGCCTTAAGGACTACTCCCAGCAACAGCTTGCACAGGAGATGCAGATGCCCAGCGGGTCGGTCCCGCAGTACCTTGTCTTGGGCGAGATGCAGCGCCGCAAGCGCATGGAGACCGAACAGGCCGCCGCACAAGCGCAGCAGAACCAGACAACTGTCGCCGAAGACGTGGTCGCCGCGGCAGGAGTGCCACAAGCAGGCATCGCTGGAATGGCGCAAGCCATGGCCCCTAAGACCGACATGGGGATGAACTCAGGTCAGGCACCGATGCCTCCGATGCCGCAAGGTCCGGCCCCCGTCCAGCAGATGGCTGGTGGCGGCATGGTACAGCGCATGCAGGCGGGTGGCCCGCTGGAGTCGTTTACGTCCAAACGCACACGTCAGACGGTGTATTTCGATCCGGGCACCTACAGCGTCTACAAAGATCCTGCAGGAATGTTCCCTGTCGTTGACGCGTACGAACGGGCTGATCTTCTTGAGGAGATGGCTGAAAGCAAGCTAGGCGGCCGCGGCGCGCCTGAACCGGAGGCGATGGCTGATATTGGAAGCCTAGCCGCAGCGCCGAGCGCATACAACACGCGCAAGATGATGGACCCCAGTGCAGAAGCGTCAGTCTCGCGTACCCCTAGTCCGACTATCGGAAGTCCAGATATGGGCGTGGACAGCCTCGACGGGATTATCGACCTGCGGGACGTGCTGCCCCAGCCGGACGCAGAGACCGACGTGCAAGGCGATATGTACATGGGGATGTCCTCGGTGGGTTATCGTCCCGGGCAACGCGCTCTTCGGCCCGTTGTCCCGCCCGAACGACCCATGGTTGATCGGGGAGACGTTCGTACCAGCGAAGGTGCGCCTCTTAGCACCAGTGTTTCCGGCAAACTTGAAGCCTATATGCCTACCGACACGCTGCCAGAGATAGGCTTCGACTACGCTGAAGGCCCACCGCCGCCAGAGCTACTAGAGATGTTTGGGGGCATCTTCTCAGCGGAAACACCGGCTTCCGATACCACCCCGGCAAGCGCGAAAGACTACGCTACTGTAGGGCGGTCCACCATGATAAACGGTGTACCCTATACAATGCACCAGAACGGCGCGGTGTTTAACGCCCAGTCTGGAGAGCCTGCGCCTGCAACGATTGCGCAACAGGTTCGATCCAAGTTGTCTCCGACGGACGTACCATTTCGCGAACTCGACGAAGGGTTCCAGCCTGAAACTCCGCGCTTTGTCAGGGATAGACAGGCTGCAGGTACGTTCCTTGAGCCTTCCGCTTATGATCTTATGGGCATGGATGAAGACGTCTTTGGGTTCGGCCCCCGTCCAGCAAAAAATGTCCCTGAGTTCTTCCTACCCGCCATGATGGAGGCGAGCGACAAAAAGCGGACAGACGAGATCATAGCCTTGCAGGAGCAGCTCGCGGCAACCAATGATCCGCTCCTTCAAGCCGAACTCCAGTTACGAATCGACGACCTGAACGCAGGTCAGGCTATGTCGGACGCCATAACCTCTGCTCCGGGGGCGGTGTTCGACGCTGTTAGCTCCGGTGTTCAATCGGTTAAAAACGCAGTTGTGGTTCCTGCTGCGGAGGCTGGCGCTCGGTTTTTTGGGGCAAGTCCCGAACAGGTAGCAAACATAACTAGACAGGCCGAAACTGATACGGCTGGAGGTGGCGCGCTCAAGGCTGCGTTTACTGCTCCCTCACCAACGGCTCCGTTTACCGGCGCACCGGGACTAGACGAAGACCTGTTCCTTCCGTCTCAAGCGGACGTTGACGCAGCTGCAGCTGCCGAAGTAGGCGTAGACGCTGGTGCAGACACCGACATTGCTACACCTCCAAGCGGTACAACCACGCTTGCCCAGCCAAGTGGGGCTGGCGGTGGTGGCGGTGGGGCCAGCAGTGCTCTCGGCGGGTCCAGCAAGGCCGTCATGTCGGACATGGAGCGCGCCTTTAATCAGGACAAGTGGCTTGCGCTGGCCAAGGTCGGCTTTGCTATGATGGCCTCGCGGCAGCCCAACATCGGCGCTGCATTCGGCGAAGCCGCAGCTGCAGGGATCGACGATCTGAAGCAGGCCCGCAAAGACTACGAAGAAGCCAAACTGGCCCAGCAGGCGCTCGCACTCAAGCGTGCAGGACGTGGCGCGTCCAAAAGTCTGTCCCCAAGCAATCTGATTTCGCTCCGAAAGAGCCTTATAGATCAGATGAATAACCTTGGTGGGCTGGGTGGAACTCCCACGGCCGATGAGCTGGAGCAAATGGCGGCTATAAAGGCACAGCTTAACAGCATTGACAGCGTGCTTGGGCTTGGTGGCGCCGGACTCGGCACTGGCAACGGGGCAGTGAATCTATCATCCTCCCAACCCAAAACGTAAGGGGACGGCATGGGGCAGTATCAGTATACTGACGAGCAGACCGGTAAAGTCTATCTGTTCAACCATGGGGGGGATGCCCCGTCAGACCAAGACTTTGCCGAGATGCAGCAGTACATCAGCCAAGATCGGGCGCGTCTTAATGCGTTGGCTGAGTATTTTACGGGGGATCAACTTACTCCCGAAGGCGACGGCACTGCCCTTGGTCGTGGTTTTGACCGGGGCAAGACGTCTGCCTACAGCGCGTTGGGCACCGCGGCACGCGACATCGGCGAGGCTACCGGCTTTGGGTTCCTTGAGAACCTCGGTAGTGGCATGGAAGAAAGTGCGCGGCGCGAGCAGCTGCGAGAGTCCATCGAACTTCCGGCACCTATGACCTCTGCGGACATCAAGGGTCTAGGAAGTGGGCTGAGCTACCTCGGTGAGATTGCGGGGCAGACCGCGCCCGAAATGGGGGCAACCCTTGGGGCTACGGCGGCAGGTACAGTTCTTGGTACACCTCTGACAGGCCTTGCGGCGGGCACTGCGACCGCTATGCCGTTTTTCTATGGTCGCAACATCCAGCGCCAAGAGACGCAGGTCAATGCTGGAGAACTTGCAGAGAAAGACCGCATGGACGCGTTTCTTGCGGCGGGCGGTCAGTCCATTCTGAACTCTGTTGGGGAGCGATTGCTCCTTGCTGGTAAGCTGTTCGGGATCAGTATTCCGGCCAGCAAGAACCTGTTTGTGCGGTCGGGACAGTTTGCAGCAACCGGTGCAGCCGTCGAAGTCCCCACAGAAATCACACAACAGGTTCTGGAACGCGCACAGGCGGGGCTTCCGCTTGATGATGACGAGGCCATCCAAGAGTACATCGAAGTCGGCATCGCAGCAGGTCTGCTTGGCGGTGCTGTCGGCGGCGTGTCGGGTCCGTTCCGCGGCTCTCGCCCCCAAATAGAAGACGATGCAGAGGCTCCAGCGGCTGCGCCTGAAGCCGCCCCGGGGCTGGCAGGCATCCCGCGTGGGCTTCCGCAAACGATCAGCGATGTGGCTGATGATCTGGGGCTGCCGAAAACCGTTCCGCTTCGAAAGAAGTACGGTAGCCGCCCATTCTACGACACTGAAGGCCGTGCGGCGCTGGCCAAGCTGCGTTCGAATACGGCGCTTCCTACAGCCACACGCACCAAGATCAGTGACTATCTGACAGCTTCCGCCGACCTTGCGACAGCACGTCAGACGACCGGGTTCCCGTCCGTCCCAGCTACGCCATTGAGGCGTCCGGCGCGTCCCGCCAGCGTGGTCCTTGACGAGTTGAAAGTAGCGCCCGGTGCGCCGATTCGTTCCAAGCTGAAGAATGCTATCGAAACCGACAACCGGTTCTTAGAAGAACTGCAACGGTATTCACGCTTGCCCGGGGTCAAAAAAGAGACCAAAATCGCTATTGCGGATTATCTGGCGAAACCGAAGGAGGTCGCCCCTGCACCGGAACCTAGCACTGCGCCTAGCCAAGCGCCGTCAGAAGGAGCGGTCGATGGTCAGCTTGACGATGGAGGACGTCGAGAAGGCGTTCCGAGTGATACACGACGCGTGGGTAAACGCGGACGAGGACCAAGTGTCCCTGAAGATACCCCCGGAGCTGCAGCACCTGCAGGAACACCACTGGGAATTCCTAGCCCAGACCCTCGCGGACCTGCAGGAGGAACAGGACAACAGCCCGGAGCAGTAAAAGCCGCGCCAGAAGCCGCGCCGATAGCCCTCCCACTGCCGGACGGAACACAAGCAGACGTGGCTATGTACGACATTACTTCGTTTGTGGAGAAAGCAGCAGGAGTCTCTCGCGCACCTCGCGCCATTGCCATACGGGAGGTAAACGGTGTAAAGGTGCCGTTCTACTTGAGCACTGGCGAGGGTGGTAAAACAGACGTGCCATCCGGTAAGTGGTATCCTTTCTTTGGCTTGTCTAAAACGGGGTGGTTCAATAAGTCTAGCGGGCGCGCCATAACCGATTACTACTTCACGCCAGAACTGCGCGCCGCAGCCGAGGCGCTGGATGCTTCGGTCGGGGACATCCGTGGGGATACCACGGTTCCAACGGTTACGCGCGACACCGACACCGCGTTCGTCGATTTCATTAACCAAGACATGCGTCCTTCGGAACCAAACACTGAAGCCGCAAACACAAACATTATAGATACCATTAAGCGGATCAAACAGGGAACCGCACCAGAAGCTGCCCCGCAAGCCGCGCCAGAAGCCACGCCAGAAGCCACGCTCGCTGCTGAACAAATGCCACCCAACTTGCGGCGTCCGGTGGTTCCGGAGCCGACACTGCGTCGTCCTGAAGGCGCGACCGTTACACCTACGGGTCAGTTGATCCCTGCAGGGGTCGCCGGGGTGCAGGGCAAGCAGCTTGAGGCGCAAAAGGCGGCACAGCGTGAACCTATTGCGCAGCAGATGACCACCAAGGCTCGGCTGGAACAAGAAGTCAAAGACCTGCAGGCGGCACTGACCCGTCGCGCGGTGAGTGCACGGGCCAAGGAAGAAGGCGTCAAGCCAAGCGTCGTAAAGGACCGACTGCAGCGGCAGCTGAACCGGACTAGCGCACAGCTGTATAACGTGACGTCCTATCTTCGCAGTGAGGCGGGGCGTCAGCAGGCCGAAATTGAAGGCGCGCAGGATGCGGTCAACCTCATGGAGCGCGCCGACAACGTCTCTCTGCGTCAACAGCTTCGTGATTGGTTCCGCTCCAACGCATCCGAGGAACTGGTTCGCGAGGCTGACGCCGATAGCGCATCCGCCCTTGTTGCCCGTGAACGTGCGCGCCTCAAGCCTGTCGAAGAAGCCAAGAATGAAGCCGAGGCCCGGGCACTGCAGCGTGAGCGTGACCGCCTTGCAGACCGCGAAGCCCGTCTGCTGGCGCAGGAAGCCGCGTTTGACCAGACGACCGCAGGTGACAAGCGCACCCTGCTCGACCTGCTGACCACATCGAAGGAACAGCTCAAGAAAGACAAGAACGCTCGGAACGCGCATGCGTACTTCAGCAAGTACCCTGATCCGAACGATGCGTTGGCGGCTATCGCCTTTGATCTCTCGTCTCCCGACGTGCCGAAAATACGCCGGGGCAGTAAGGCCACTCCGCTTAGCGCGATAGAGCAAGGCACTGGACGCAACGCTGCAACCGCCGCCAGTGAGTGGGTGGAGAAGAACCTGTCGTTCAACAGCATTGCCTACATGGACGAGCAGATCGCGGAGTACACCGAAGGACGTGCTGACGCCCTTGGCAATACGCTTGACCAAGAGCAGATGACGCGTCGGGAGCGCGAGAAGAACGAAGCCGCGTTCTTGAAGTCTTATTACGATGCAGAGTCTGCCCTGCGCGGTACCGAAGCGTTTGAAGATACCACACCGGACGCACTGACGGCTGAAGAACTAGACGCCATCGGCAAAGGGTTCGGTGATGCCCTCCTGCGTGCACCTCGTCGTAGCATCGTGTACGGCCTGCAAGCCCCGTTCCATCCCGACATCGTGCGTGCCTTGAATAAAGGTGATCTGCGCGGTGCCCTTCGTGGCTTGGCTGACACCAGCACGGACCCCTACATCTCAAAGCTGGCCGCAGGTCTGATCCCCTACGTGGGCAAGACCAAGGTATACACAACCGACAACGTGTCCTATGCACGCGAGGTTCTACGTAACGACGATACCGGTAAAATTGATCCGGGCGCGTATTTGTTGCTCACGGCAAAATCGAAGGCGGCAATAGCCAAGGTCGACCCTGCCGTAGCCGAACTCATGCAAGATGCCATTTTCCTGAACTCCGCAACCGGTATGAACGCGCACATACTACTGCACGAGATGATCCATGCGGCGACAATCAAGGCCCTGACGGACCCAACCAACCCGGTGCGGGCACGCCTCGAAAGCCTTCGCAAGCAGGTCGAGCCGTTGCTGGATCAGGACTATGGGTTGAAGAACACTTTGGAGTTCGCAGCGGAGGCTATGTCGAACCAAGAGTTCCAAGCCAAGCTGGCCCAACTGTACCCCAATGACCGGAAGGCTTCTGCGTTCACGCAGTTCTGGCGCAACGTCGTAAACTTCGTACGCACTCGGGTTCTAAAGTGGCAGCCGGTTGACTACACCGCTATGAGTGTCGGTCCGGAGGCAGGCGCAGGCAAGGACAGTGTGTTCGACGAGGTGGATTTCCTTGTCCGGACTATTTTCGACGCGGCCCCCGAGGTGCGTGCTGACAATAACCTGTACGAAGACTCCCTGATCCCGCTGCGCGCTGAGGCACGGCTCAATGGTCCAGCAGGGCGCATCAAGGACTTCACCAAGCTGGATCAACAGAAGATCGACAACTTCTTGGCTGCAGGCGGGGCGTCTCGGTCTGGCCTCAAGCGGTTCGCGTTGGACGCCTTCGTCGGATTGGTCAACATGCTGGAGCCTGCAGGTAAGTATCTGGGTCGCAGCAACGTCGATGATCTCTACAAGGCCCTGACGGGCCACTCGGGGGCCATCCACCGTCTCAATCAGCGTGCGCGGCAGACCGTTGACGACATCATGAAGCTGGTGCCCAAGGACAAGACCGACCTGTTCAACGACGTTCGTCTCATTTCGAGCGAATTGCAGATCGACCCTCGCCGCAAAGAAAGTTTCTACACGGGCTACACGCTGGCCTATAAGAAACTGAACGCCAAGGGCGAGATGGATGGGGTCGAGTTACTGTCCTACCCCACCAAAGCTGCGCGGGATTCGGCGCTTGTGGATCTCAACGCGCGGCTCAAGCAGGATACTGACGCAGGCAAGGCCGCAAGCCGCACGCAGGCCCGGGTGCACAGGGACTTCGATCAGGAGACGCTGGACGCCTATCGTAAGATACGCAGGCAGTGGGAGGCCCTCGGACCCGACGGCCAGAAGGCATACAACAAGGTCATCGCCCTGTTCGAGAACATGCACAAAGAGACCGGGCGTGTGCTGAAAGCACGTCTGGACGAGATGCTGCCGTTCCAGAAGAAGCTCAGCGAGACGCTGTACAAAGACATCTACGAGAAGATCCTCGCAGATCAAGTCGTTGTGCCGTACCAGCCGCTGCAGCGTCAGGGCCGGTTCTGGCTGGCGTACTTCTACAATGACCCGGAGACCAAGCAGCCCACACTGGCGAAGCAGTCGTTCCTCACCGAGGGCGACCGGGCCGCTGCCTATAAAGAGCTGCAGAGGCTCAAGCAAGCCGAGCCGGATCTCGGGATCACCGATGTGCAGGCGTACGTTAAAATCGAGGACTTGTTCCGCACCGATAACCAGCCCGCGGGCAAGTTCGTCATGGACATCGGCCGCATGCTGGAGCGGGATGCCCGGGCGGCAGGCAACGCAGCGCAAGCCAAGGCGCTGGCTGAAGGCGCAACGGTAGAGCAGTCGCGTGCAGCTGCGCAGTCTGCGCTCGGCGCAGAGATGGCCCGTGCCCGCGACATTCAAGGTAAGATTGTGAAGTTGGCGTTGGAGATGACACCGGAGCGGTCCATCCTCAACTCGTACCGCAGACGCCAGAACATCAAGGGTTACCTTGGCGACAAGACCCCGATCTCACAAAAACTCAGCCGCACCGATACGACAAACTTGCTGCTGACGAAGGCTGCCAGCCTGTCGCGTCAGCTTGCTGACATGGAGTATGGCTCCAAGGCACGGGCCGCGGTCAATCGGATGACACAGGAATTCACAGAGGGCCAACTCAGCGGTCGCCTCGGCCTTGACGAGCAGGTCAAGGCACAGGTCTATCTGGAAGCCATGCAGGACTATGCCGGGGCTATCTACCGTGATCGGTCTAGAATATCCAAACTCGCCACGTCGCTGGGTTTCGGCCTGACATTGGGTGCCAACATCTCATCGGCGACCCTCAACTTCTTCGCTATTCCGACCATCATCGCACCGTACCTCAGCGGACAGTACGGGATGCGCCAGACAGTTAAGGCGCTGGGCAACGCCATGCGTGTCTACGGTGGCAGCGGACGAGAACGCACCGTTGAATTTATCAACGAACGCGGCGAGACAGAGACCCGTCGCGTCAAGACAAATCTCGTGGACTACTCACTCGACAACTACGAGATGGATGAGAACAGCCGGTATTACTACCTCCGGGAAGAGGGGCGTGCTCGGGGCCTGTTCCATAACTCCATCAACTACGACACGCTGGACATCGAAGGCAGCATCGGCACAAGTATATGGGATAAGTTGAACCGCACGTCCGGCTTCCTGTTCCACCATCTCGAACGCAGCGTGCGGGAGTCCACGCTGATCGCCGCCTACGACCTTGAGGTACAGCGCCTGCAGGCCGAGAAGGCAAAGCGTGGGCAGCCAACTGATCTGACCGTGGAAGAGAAGCAGGCCGCAGCCAACAAGGCCGCGTACATGACCGAGATGACCAACGGCAGTATCTCTGCCGCCGCCGCGCCGAAGCTGGCGCAGGGCAACATCGGTGCGCCGTTCTATCTGTTCCGGCGTTACCCGCTGGCCATGTACAATCTGCTGCTGTCAGTGGCGAACAAGTCGTTCCCAAGCAAAGCCAAACTGGCCGAGATGTATGGCGAGGGTACGCCCGAGTACAACGAAGCCCTGATGATGCGGAAGGTCGCACGCTTCCAGTTCGGTGGTATCGTCGGCAGCGTCGGCCTCTGGGCCGGTGCATCCGGTCTGCCAATGTACGGGGCGTTCGCAGCACTATTCGACACGCTGTTCACTGATGACGACGAAGAAGACTTTGACACCATCGTCCGTACGTTGATTGGCGAACTGGGCTTCAAGGGCATCGGTAACTATTTCTTCGGCACCGAGATGTCGAGCCGTATCGGTCTGTCCAACACCTTCTACCGTGAACCGCTCCGTGCGGACAGCCAAGGCGCGGTCATGAACCTCATCGAAGGCGCTGGGGGGCCGATTGCGAGTCTGCTTATCAAGTACAGCGAGCGTATTCCGGCGTTGTTGTCCGAAGGAGAATACTACCGGGCGGCAGAAGCCTCCCTCCCCGCATCTATCGGTAGTGTGATGCGTGCCCTCCGGTTCGCGCAAGGCGGTGCAGAGACCCTGCGCGGTGACGTGATCTATGATGACTTCGGGCCATACAGTCTTATGGCGCAAGCTATGGGCTTCTCCTCCGCGGACTACATCCGGCAGCTGGAAGTCAACACGCAGTTGAAGAACATCGACACTGCGATTGTAGAGAAGAAGTCCAAGCTGATGCGGAGGCTGAATCTTGCTCGACGGAACAACGACGCAATCGGCATGCGAGAAGTACTGGCCGACATCCGCGAATACAACCAGCGGCATCCGCAGCAGGCGATCACTCGGGACACGTTGAAGCGGTCGGCGCGCACCTTCGAACAGACAACGCAGCGGGCGGTCAACGGCATGATCTTCAACAACCGGAACCTGCCGATTATCCGGCAGATGGCGGCAGACTACGACAGCCCGACCACGTTCTGGGAGCAGTTCGGCCTCAACTAAAAAACCCCGCAGGGCGGGGGGCACCTGCGGGGTAGTAGACAAGCGGAGAACAACAGGACTGTTGTTACACGCCCATCTATATCATGTGGTTCTCCAGATGCGAACCCCTAAATATCCATTCTCGATTCGGACCTGAGACTCCAGCGTATACTGTTTCCGGCGTGCCACAGCCCGGGCCTGTACCACGGCCTTCTTTGTGTTGAGGCATGGCACGAAAATAGACTGCCCGACACGCCATGTGTCCCATGCAACGTCGATGGGCAGTCCATCAGGAAAGAGGTCGTCAATCCCCGGTGCCCGCATCCAGAGCCTCAGCCGGTAGGTCGATCACGTAGGCGTGAATAGCCGCCATGTTCATCTTGGTTCCCTTGTCGATCCGCACCTTTTTGTAAGCTACCGGATTAGTCCGCTTGATGTCGTCCATAAGACCCTTCATGTGCAGCTGCTGGTCAACGCACCATTTCTGGAACGGTTTCGGCAGCAGGTAGAGGCGCTTTGTGTCTGGTTCCCACCGTGCGATCAGGGACGCTTTCGGCGTTGCGTCTGGTACAACAAACTCATCCGTCAGCCCGGTATTGTCCTTACCGCGTCGGTCCATGGTACTTTCGATGCGCAGCACGTTATTCCAGTTCTCTGTGATGTACTGGGTCAAGAACTCCAAGCTGGACCGTACATCCTCTTTATTGTTCTCCAGCCGCTCTCGGACCAGACGGACCACCAGATCGAAGACCTTGCGCATGTTGAAGTCGATAAGACCAAGCTGCTTGGCCAGCATTCCTCCGGCGAGGTACGCCGAGAACGATGCCGAAATGAACCGGTTAGTGGACGACAATCCGCACGCGGCGTCGAACCGTTCTTGGGTCTTGAGTAGGAAGTCCCGCGCGGTCTCGCGGTTGTTGACCAACCACTCAATATATACTGGCCCGGCTACACCGTAGGACTGCCCGTTGATAGCCCGCTGGAAGGCATCCGCCACAGGCTTCGGGTACGGGTAGATGTATTCCTTGATGTTAATTTCGAACACTCGTTCGCGTTCTGCGTCGGGGCGCGCCTTGCCTGCTTCAAGGATTGCCATCAGGGATGCGTTGCCGGAACTGACGGCGGTCAGGTGCCACGGCTCTCCACGTTCGCGCTCTCTGTTGGAGCCGCCTGACATACGCATGCGCTGCTGCCCTGCAGACAGACTGTACGCGATTGCACTGGCCTCGGACGGCGCACAGTTCGTCAACTCGTCCAGATAGATGGGCAGGTTCTTCATCATCTCGAACCTGTTGAACGTCGATGCGTTCGTGTCATCGTGTTTAATCATGATGCCGTCGGGCTTGCCATACACACTCGCGGCGGCTGCCTGTGTCGTTGACTTGCCGAACCCGGTCGGACCGTCGAGGTGCATGAGCATCGCAGGAATAGCCGTAAATTCCATCAGGGGCGCGCCGAAAGCGCTGCAGATTATAAGCTGGTGCAGTTCCATACCTTCGTGGTTGTAGAACTGCATGAGTTCCTTCCACTTCTCCAGCGTACCCTTGGGCTTCATGTACTTCACGATAGTCTGTGTCGGCTCTGTGGGCGGGCTGTGCCGTACGTTACCGGGGAAGTATTCCTTCTCTCCGAGGACAAACGACCCCATGTTTTCGGTCCAGCCCATCTGACGGTGAGCTTTGTCAGCAGGTTCCTTGGCCTGCAGGTGATCTACGTAGTCCATGATGTAATATCCTATGTTATCCCACTGCTTCTTGGTCTTGGCAGTTACACCACGCGAACTCAGCGCCTCTTTCAGCTTGTCTGGGGAGTTCACGGCACTCTGCAACACGAGGAACTCACGCATACCGTCTTGGGGCAGATGCAGACGGACAAGAACCCCGTCACCAAACGTCTCATCATAAACACGACGCGTCACATACAGATCGTGGTGGTAGATTAAGACGTCAACTGGATCACCGTCGTCGTCCTTGGTCTGCTTGTAGACACCTCCGTTGACGCCTCGTATGTACGGCGCTGGGGGTTTCGGTACGACCACCTTCTGGGTGCGCAGCGTGCTGTCAAACTGTACGTCCGCAGGCACTTCCACTGTGCGCTCTTCTTCGGTTTCGGCGGCGCGCAACTCGCTACCTAGAACGATGGGCGACTTGATCTTGTCCTTGTGCGGGCACCCGTCGCAGCCCCCGGGGTTATATTCTTCGAACCGACTGCACAGGTATGGACCTTTGATCCGACTGGCCTTTTCTTCGGTCAGGCGCGGATCGTATTCCGGGTGCTCTTTGGATACGGCGTGAATTGCCTTGTCGGCATCTTCGCAGTGCACAGCGATAGACAGCGCGGCGCGCCACAGCGGTTCATCTATACTACGCTGGTTCAGCGCAGCGTGCAGGATCTGCGCACATGGGTCGGACCGGGTAAGCAGTTTCTTGAAGTTATTGGTCTTGTTGCCCATAAGCTGCTGCGTCACAGCATCCATGACCTTCGGCGTGAACCGAGGCTTCTTGACCACGACCCCGTCAAACTTTGACGCAAACGCTTCGAACGACACGCGCTTTGCCCCTGCTTGGGATAACGCAGTAACTGGTGATGGCGGGCTGTCTTTGTGGTTGTGGGTTCCCGGTATACGCAGGATGCGTGCCGCGTCTGCGGGCACCGATGAGTCCATCGGGAAATTGTGCTGAAGGCACGATGCCTTGAGTTGGTCCGCTACTGGCTGCCATTCGTCGCGTGTCAGGTCGCGATCCATAATCCAATAGACGTGGATACCTCGTCCGCTATTGACCAGCATTGGTTTCGGCAAGGCCATCCGCATGCAGAAATTCTGCAATGATTGCACCGCAGTCACCTGATCCGGGTAGTCTTTCTCAGGACCGCAATCCAAATCTAAAAAGAAACACCGCAGCTTGTGTGCGTTGGCTGACGTGCGGTTCTGGTTATTCTTGAATGTTGCAAGGGCGAAGTACGCATCCCATCCCTTGCGGTCATAGTCCAGTGCGGCAGCTTCCAGCTGCTCTATTGTGTCGTAGAACTTCTGTATCTTCCGCTCGTTAGCCCGATTAAATACCCACAGACAATAGTACCCATCACTTGCCAACGTGCTGGACAGAAACGTATTCGTGTCCATGCGATTACCCCCGCTCGTGTGAGGGCGGGGCGCGAACGCCCCACCACTATATTACTCGTCGTCCCACGCCTGCACGAGGTTATTCAGCTGTTGGGGTTCCGCCATCGGCGCGGGTTTGCTTTCGCGCTTGGCAGGTTCTGCGACCGGCTCTTCTGCGGCCTTCGGTGCAGGCGTGTCGTCAACTTCAAACCCTTGCGACTTCGGGTTATACGGCTTGGAGCCAGCGCGGTCTTCACCTTCGTCGCGCTGATACACGGTCAGCGTGGTTGCCTTCTTCACGTCCGGATCGTTCATCAGTGCCTCGACCTGCACCAACTCTTGATCGTTCAGGGGCCGCGCAGCCTTGAAGAACAGCTTCGGTGTCTCGCTGTTCTCGTCGAAATACGCAGTGGTGACCACGGCGCTGACCGGGAAGCCACGTGCATCCATGAACCGTGCGTAGGCTTGCATGCCGTACTTGTTGTCTTTGGCATCACCGAACAGCGATGTGGCGGGAAGCTGCAGCTGGTACACCTTGTCGTACTGTCCCTCTATGGCGACAGCCAGACGCTGGTTGAAGCGGCACGCGCGGCCGTTTCCTTGACCCGAACCCTTAATGTTCATCGGGCAATTACGGCACGCGGCGGCTTTGCGCTTCTCGGCCGGAACATCCGCTGCAGGGGTTTCACTATCCGCAGACCAGCATGTTGGCCCCGACGGGTTCTCGGGGTCATAGGTACCCTCGAAATAGGTGCGGCCGATCTTCGACGTACCCAGCACGACCACGTTAAGCGATCCGGAACTGTTGACGTTCACTTGTTCACCGTTGACCATCTCACGGAAGCGACCGCCCCTGATGCTGATACGACGGCTTGTAGCACCGCCGCCGCCAGACAGCGCCTTGTTCAGTTCCATCATCCGCTTGAAAGCGTCGGACGATACCAGTGCGTTCCCCTCGAACGCAGAAAGGTCCATTGTCATTTGTCGTTCTCCTTCGACTCGTTGCTGCGCAGTAGCGCGTTTTCTACCCGATCAAGGCTGAAACGGTAAGTCTCTCCGGCCTTGATGTAGGTATCTTCTGGAATGGTTCCGCTGCGAATCCAGTTCCGAATTGTAGAGACGGACACGTTGAAATAGTCCGCGACGTCTTTGATGGGGACATACGTGCTGGCCATCAGGTCTTCCTCACAGTTACGACGTACTCCACGTCGGTGTTCAACCCGGGAGGCACCTGTTCAGGGTTTTCCTCCAGAAACTGCTTGACCACTGACTGGTTAAGGCGCTTCTCCAAAAAGTCAGGCACCTCTTGCTGCAGCACGAACTTGTGCATGGCCTCCCAGTCGCTAGTCCAGTAGCGGGTTTTTGTAGTCCGGTAGAACGTACCGTACGCAGTGCGGGCACTTTCGACACCGTGTTCAGAACAGTAATCAAGCAGAGCGCGCTTGATGAGGTCAAGCTGCGATTTCAGCTTTGCCTCTTCTTCTTTGAACGCAGCTGCTTTTTCCTGCAGCCGGGTGCGAATTTTAACGTATGTACGCGTCAGGTCATCTACCGACGGTGCTGTCGTAGCATCAGTCATTGTTGTCTCCGGGTTGTCTATACGTGACAATTAGTACCAAACGGTACCCTAGTCAAGCAATTCTTTGTACAAATTGAGGATTTGCGCATGTACGTCAATGCGCTGTTCCAGCATGCTGTACAGGCGGCGTTCCACAGGGGCGCTTTCCAGATGCACTACAGTACACTTAGACGTCTGGCCGGAACGATGGATGCGGGCGTTGGCCTGCGCGTACGTCTCCAGTGAGGCTGTGGGTGCCCACCACACAACGGTATTGGCTGCGGTCAACGTGACACCATGTGCGGCTGCTTGCGGCTGAATGACTAGCACGCGTGGGTCTGGTGTAGTCTGGAACCGCTTGAAGATGTCGGTCCGTGCTCCAGCACTCACATCGCCCGAAATAGTTTCGGTGGTGATACCGTCAGCTTGCAGGGCCTCCGACAACATGCGGATTGTGCTCTTGAACGGCACGAACACCAGCACCTTCTTGGTCGTCTCGTCGATGACCTCACGCAGCACTTTGTATCGCTCTGAGATGTCGAACTCTAGTGTGTCACCGTCATCGGTGTAGACCGCACCTGCACTGATCTGCAGCAGCTTGTTCATTTTCACGGCGGCGTTAACAGCCGTGACTTCAGCCCCAGCCGCTTCCATCATGAAATCTTTTTTCAGTTTCTTGTAGTACACCTCCTGCTGCCTCGTCATGGGGACGTGGCGGCTTGTGTACAGCATATCTGGTAGGTCGAGACAGTCGTCCTTGGAGAACCGAATGGCGGGCTGCAGCACCCGGTGCACCGTTTCCACCGCGTTGGGTTTGTTCTCCCAGCGGAACTGCGTGACCTTGCGTTGTACCATATCTCGGAACGCGCCGTAGAACTTCGGCACGTTGTGCGGGCTTACCAGCTTGGCAAGGCCGAAGGCGTCGGTCGGCGACTGCGCTGCCGGTGTACCCGTCATGAGCCATAGCCACGTGTCAGGACGCAGCAGACGGTGCATGGTCTTCCACCGCTTGCTCTGCGAGTTCTTGTAGTGTGAGGCTTCGTCCACAATGATGAGATCGAACCCACCGTTGCGTATCTCCTCTTCGACGATACCGATGCCGTCGTAGTTGATAATAACGAACTCAGAACCGCCGTTTATTATCTTCTTACGTTTGTCCGCGCTGCCATGCGCGATGTCTACCGTGCGGTGCATAGCGACCTTGAACAGGTCCGCGCGCCAAGCCGAGTCCATGATGGAGATAGGACACACGACCAGCGCGCGGCGTACCTTCTTCTGTTTCATAAGGAAGTCCGCAGCCCAGATTGCACTGGCAGTCTTACCTGTACCCTGTTCGTTGAAACAAAAGGCCTTGCGGTGCATGGTAAGGAAGTCCGCGGTGGCCTTCTGATGAGACATCGGCGGGTACTGACCGGGCCAGTCGTAACGCGACGAAATCGGCGACGGGGCCTTGATGTTCAACTCCCGCAGCGTCTGTGTTTCTTCTACCCCCCAGTGCACCAACACCTCGTGCGGGCCGATCTGTTTGCTCTTTGGGATGACAGTAGTGACTCTTGTAGGGTTGCGCAGCTGCAGCTGCAGTGCGCGGTTGTCAACGATCTTCATGTGGTTCTCCGTTATACGGCCCGTATAACTAGGCCTTTTTCTTTGGGGGCTTGCTCAAGGCACCGCCACGGGCGCGGTTAGCGCTCGGGCTTTCCAGACGTACACCGTCCGAATTATCACCACCACGGGACAAGTCCTTGCGATGGCTGAGGTCCAGCCCTTCTCGGGCTTTCTTACCGTGTTTTTTGTCGAAGGCCCGCCGTGCCTTGGCCCGCTCTGCACGGGCTGGCTTCTCGTTGCGGGCCTTCTCTTGCTGCCACTCTTTCGCGTAGGGGCGTGGTTTGTTGACGTACGGCATGCGTCACCTGTGCTGTCCGTTATGCGGACATTCTACCACGGGACAATGCTTTCGGCATAGCCCACTCGGTACCGGATTCCACACGTTTGTCTCGTGGGCCTTCTGCAGTTGGGCGTACTTCTTGATCCACGGAGACCACAGCACGTTGTGATCTGACGCATTGAAGTCCGCGCCCACAAACTTATCCGCGATGACAAACAAAAGCCCGCCCTTGGCCCGTTTAACTTCGGGGAAGTGCGCAAACAGAGACAGGGCCATCAGTTGCAGCTGCCCAGTGTCCGCGTACTTTGCAGACTTGCCCGTCTTGTAGTCCACGATAAACGCTTTCT